CGGCAAGGGTGCAGGCTACCCCAAACCCGATGATAATCAGGGTATATAGGATAGTTTTCTGCAAGTCACGAACCCCTTGGATCTCTATCAGGATCCCGTCTACCCTTTCATTGCAGGCGACGAGTTTCGTTTCGATAAGTTCCCGGTGAAGGGCGCATGTAGTAGTAGATACGTAATCTTCGCTCAATCAGACCACCGCCGCGATGTCGCAGGTAATGTGTGATACTGTCTTAACCGCAGCCTCGTAGACCTGGTAAACGGTGTTTACTGTGAACGTCTCCGCAAACCCGGTGTCCGTGCTGGTCAGGGTATCATTGACTGATACCGAAGTACCGGCAGGGAGAAGCACGCGGGGCGAGGTCTGGATAACAACAGGCGAGCCCGCGAACCGCTGCACCGGACGGACGAACCGGCAGGATACCGCCGTGCTCACGTCCGTATAGGTCAGCGCCCCGTAAGCGTCCAGGGCCTCGGTTGTGGTGCCAGCTGACACCGCTGCACCGGGCACGGTGTTGTTATCGCTCAATGCCTCGTCGTTCTGGAATACTCCTGATACGGTGTGCAGGGTGAGCGTTCCCGATGCCACGGTGCCGGTTGATACGATGACAGCGGTAGCGTGCGAGGTTGCCCCGGTAAGGGTTTTCCCCGCGGTGAACGCTGCGGTGCCGCCGTCATATGCCAGCGTGAAGTTCTGCGCTTTGTGGTTGACGGTTCCCGAATGAATCAGGAACACCGAGGGCATGACCATTAATGGCACCTCGCGGTTCTCACGCGGGATACCCGGATGCCGCTACCGTTGGTGGCGCTGACATACTGGTCAATCGCTGCAAATGCCTTCTCTTCAAGCGCCAGGATCTCCGCTTCGGGGGATACTGAAAAGGAAATGTCACCGCCCACTGAAAGAGAGTTCGGGCGGCTGAGCTCGTGGGCCTGCCGGCGCTTGATCTTGGCGATGGTGAAGTAGATGCTGGCGGTCTTGAGCTGGGTGGCACTGGCTGGCGCCGTGATGCCTTTCTGTGTGAGGATGTCGGTGATCTCGGCATCGGCACGGGTGATAAGGCTGGTAATGTTCGCGGTGGTGAGCGTCCCGCAGGCGGTCCCTGCTTCCAGCTGGACTTCATCATACGTGCAGTACGCCATCCGCTTCCTCCCGCATCTTCTCCAGCCGTGCCTTCATTGCGCCTTCCCCATCCTGGATCTCCAAAAAGGAGATTTCGGCGGCGGTGAGGTTGCTGCTGTCCAGCTCTCCCGCGTTCTTATCCCGCTCGTATGAACGGGTAAGATACTTGCCGCAATTCTGGGTGCTTAAAACCATGAGGGATATCCTCCCTCAGGCTTACGCTCCGCCGTATTCGACACGGGAGATCGCGTTTGCGAGCCCGTACTGGCAGGCCACACGCATGGAGACCTTGCCGCTCACGAGGTCCCGGAGCGGGTCGCGGTAGTCCTCAACGAAGAGGTCCTGGCGCATCCCGATCCCGCCGCACTTTGCCTTGTCGAACAGGCACATGCCGATATAGCCATCGGTGGGTGCGCCCCATACGTAGGTGGACGTGGTTGGCGCGGATGTGGTGGAGATATCGACACCGCATTCATACAGTTTGGTCCCGAGGATCATCGGGAGCAGGCCGGTCCGCATCTGTTCCTGCGCTACCGGGTTGTATGCAATCGGGGTGTAGTCCTTGCAGATATAGGTCTCAACCTGCGGGGTGTAGACCGTGGTGTCCGCCTTGTATCCGTCAGCGGCGATCAGGGCCTTTGCCTCACGGATTGCGGCTGCGCCACCGAGGGCCGCAACTGCAGCGTTGATGTCGTACTCGTTGCCGGCGTTGTCGAGGAGACAGGCTAGCATCCACTGGTTGAGGGTGTTCTCGCAGGCTTCCCCGGCCTTTCGGACTTCCATCTCAATGACGGAGAAGAGGGCGTCGTCCACCATCTCTTTCGTACAGAGCGGGATCTCCCCGATCTTCTTCGCAGTCCATGTGCGGGCGGTGTAGTCCTGGTTCTTGATGGTGAACTCAGCACCTTCACCGACAAAGGGCGCATACCGTCCGGAATCCCCGATATTGATCTGCATGACGTTGGAGTTCATCGGGAATATCGGCACCGCGTCACGCATACAGCGGGCGGGTTCGGCACCCTCGATGATGGTGCGGTTGATCTCCGTCTGGACCAGCGTGCCGGTCTCGACCGCTTCCGACAGGAGCAGTTCACGGGCGTTGTGCATCTTGCCATCTTCGCCCTCGATCACGTACCGGGTGCCGGTCGTGCGCTCGAACGCTGCGAGGTCGCGGGATACGATCCGGTCCTGGAGGATCTTCTTTTCAGAGGGTCCGGCGTTTGCGGCTTCAAGAGCCCTTACTAAAAGTTGTGTCATGATTTAGTCCCTCCTTAGCTCGCTGCACAGACCGGGCATGAGGTCTGAACGAGGATGTATCCGGTTCCGCCAACAGTTGCCGCGCCAACTGCGATGTCGTCAAGCGCAAGCCCGACGGCGTTCTGGAGCCCGACGATGGTGTCGTGTGCCTGGATCGCGGGGTCACGGACAATACCGGTACCTGCAACGGTCGAAACGCCGATCCAGTCGCCTGCATCTGCGGTGCCGTCATCAGCGGAGAGCATGATCTTACACACGCAGCCCTGCATCAGGACGGTCACATCTCCGCCGGCGGTTGCCTGCGAGTGTGCGGCTACACCGATGGGGGCACCGGTGGCTGAGGTTGCGGGGACCACTGACCGGCTGACACCGGTTGCGGCGAACGATACGATCTGGCCCGCAAGGATCGCGCTTGTGGCCTTGAATGTCATGGTGAGCCCCAGATGGAGCGGGGCCGGGTCGAATGCGACCGGGGTTGTTGCTGTCATGTTATGCTCCGACGATGCCCTTCTTGCGGTCCACGTGAACGTGATACTCAGGCAGGGCTTCGAGTTCCTTGGTGTTCCCGGCGCCGGTCTTGGCGGTGCCGTCCTTCTCCAGCGCGTCGATACGGGCTGCCTGTGCCTTCACAAGCTCGGAGAGTTCCTTGATCGTGCCCGGGAGTGCCGAGAGTTCCTTGGGGATCTCGACCTTGACCTCGGCGGGCTTCTGTGCCTTGACCGCTTCCAGTTCTTTGGTTACGGCCTCGAGTTTGGCTTCCAGTTCTTTGGTGTCCATTTCTGATTCCTCCGGCGGGGTTGCCGGGGTTTCCTTCGGTGCGTCGGATGGCGGCTGCTCGTTCAGTCTGCATAATTTACAGGCACCCTTGTTCACGAACGCAAAGCCCGAGAACGTGAGGGTGTGGGCCTCCATCTGGCGGGTCGCAGGATTGAGCCGTTCATCCCCGCCGTGTTCGACACTGACAAAAGAGATCAGGCCGTGCCTGATCATTTCCTGCATATCGCGGGACTTCTGGGTATGCGGGTGGACCCGGACATCCGATACGACAGCCGAGTGGACCAGTCCATCCTTGCCGGTGAACTGTCCATAGTGCGGGTTGACCGCTTCGGCTACCTTATCAGTGCTGTCACGGGGCACACCCCCGAGATGGCGGGACCAGCCGGACGTATCCGACCAGTTCCCTGCATACTCTTCCAGGGCCTTCGCGGGATAGAACAGCGGCGTCCCTACTGCGCTATCCGTCCATTGTCCCTCCGCCAGCATCGGCACGTCCCTGATCAGGAGGCTGCCGTCCGGCTCGGTGACCATCTGCCCTTTAAGGAAGGGCATAGCGAGCGCTCGGATATGTTGAACAGTGCCGGCGCTCTCTCGCTGATCGGAGCCTCCGGTGTTGGGTGGTGTATCCGGCGGTGAAAAATCAGGTTCCCTTTCGGGCATACTACTATTGGAGCGGGAAAGGTATAGTTTGGTTTATCTTAACTAATCCCGCTCGTTCTGGCCCGGTGGCAGTAATCAATGACGCCTTTCCGGGTCCGCGGTGTGCCGTAAAGATAAGAGAGATGGGCGGCTACCTTGCCGTGAGAGAGCCGTTGTGATACAACGATGATGTAACATTTCTCCAGGGTGGTAAGGGGTTTGCCGCTGGTCAAGTGGTCCCCCCGTACTGATATGAGTGGTCCCGTGCCACCCGCAGGATGAACGTGTCTATCTTGCCGATCCGCTTCTCCAGTTCGAGGTTCGCCAGTTCCAGCGCCCTCACGCGGTCCTCAATGGCGGGTTCCGGTGCTGCCATCGGTCGGTCGATCTCCACGCTGCCCGGGATAACTCCGGGTATGGCCTCAACTGCCTCGACGATCTGTTCTTCGGGCGGTACCTGCTTCTGTGGTTTCTTCTTAATCGTTGACATGATCGATCTCCTCCTTTACCTGCGGGAGTTCCTGCCCGAATACCTGCCAGTGAGGGCATATCTGTATGTCCAGGAACATCTCGCCCTGGAGTTTGACCAGCGGATATATCCGGCACACTTCGGGCCGGTCCGCATACGGCAGGGTGCAGCCCGTTGGTGTCACGGCAGGACAGACGGCGGTGCGGAACTTCCACGCGCCTTTGATCTGGATAGGTTGGCTTGCCTTGGCCTTCTCTATCCCGATGGCGTTCAATACTACGAGACATTCCGCAGTGGTCATACGGGGACTGATACAACATTTCCCGCCACATTCGGCGCAGAGTTCAGGGTGCATCATAATTCAGTCACGCCCCGATCCGTGTAAATCTCGATCAGTTTCGGCAATATTCCTCCGTTGGAAAAGAGCGGGTGGACATTCTCCAGCCGGTCCTGTGCAAGAGCGAACTGCACCAGAC